CCGAAATGCCGTACTTCTTCATTGCCAGTTTCCATGTTTGAGGCAGGTTTACAATGTCGATATTGTTCATAAATACTCCTTTGGGTGTTGCGCTGTCATAAAATCCCGACGCAGGCCGAAGCCCGCGCCGGGAGAGGAGAAAAGAGATTAGGACGTGTGGAAGTCTTCGAGTGCCTCAAGCCGTTCTTCAAGGCTTTTGATGGTTTTTGCCATCTCGTCGACCTTCACGCACAGTGCACCATACTTGACGGTGCGAAGGTTTGCCGACTTTGGGCTCCGGTTGGCCTGTCGAGGTGATGGAAGTTTCCATTCCATCATGTTCTGAAACATGTGCTTGATGGTGTTCACCGAAACGTTGAAGCCAACAGCGTCCACAACTTCCTTGGTCAACCGATCAATAGTGGGCCTGCTCTCCTCGATTTTGACCCGTTGCGAATTCAGCCAGTTGTACACAATCGTCTTCTTTTTGAAATCGAGACGAACGATTTTTTTCCCATCATTCATGGGTGCTATCTCCAATGCCGCACGCACGGCTTGCGATGAGTTCGGCCACTCCGTCGTGGCCGAGGGACATGAACAGTGCGTTGTCGATCTCGACAGGGCGCATGTTCGAAAGAATGTATACAGCACAATCCGTCACAACCTGACCTTGGCTCGTGCCGTCTCGTGGCCACTCGGCAACTCTTTGAGTGACCATATCTCGGATCTTGTGTGCAGTATTAGACACTACGCTTCTCCAATAGTTGGTTCGCGAACCAACTGTTTTACAAACAGCAGTATATGCTAGGGGCGACACCTTGTCAACCCCTAGCATATAATTTTCAATCGTTTTCTTCAGTATCCTCCATAAGATAGTCTAGAAGGCCGGAAAAATACCCGCATCCACGCATTGACTCGCGGATTTGCTCGACCAAAGTGAGCATGTCAAAGCAACACAGGCTGTCTGATTGCTTCGGTGCGTGTGGGTTTTCCGGTCCAGATGTGTGGTCGGCAAAATGCAGGCACCACTGTCGTATGAACGACACAGTGGCAACCGCAATCTTGAACTGATCGACCTTGACCGAGATTTCCTTTGCATCGCCAATCGCCCCCCATAGACCTAGCAACAAATCTATGTTCTTGATGTGCTTCTCGGTGACGTGCAAGACGGCCTTTTGAATATCCTCTGGAATGCCGTTGAAAACGGCTGAAACGTCGATGCTGGGAACCAGAGTGATCCCCTCTTTTATTTCAAGTTGTTCGCCCTGTGTCCGTGACGGCACGAAGGCCGCATAACAGACCTGTGCAGGCGGGACACCCCGCCGGGACAGGTACTCTTCAAAGCCCGAGACAAACTCGCCCGCAGCCTCACACACACTGTTGCCCTTGAGCAGGTCCATGACCTTGCCCACCGATTCGCTCAGAGCCTTCTTGTTTTCTTCTTCGTTCATAGTGCTATCTCTCCATTAGTTGGTTCGCGAACCAACTTGTTGTCAAAGGGTTGCTGCCAGCCGATCCACGAGGATTGGCCCAAGAGAAACCTTTTCGGGGTCGGGGATTATGATTTTTCCGGGTACATCCCATTCCCGCCCACGCAGCGTTCTGTGCGCCGCAGACTCGCCAAACAGTATGGGTATAAACTCAATTCCCTCAGCACTTACATCTCGCAAGATGTGCCTGCAATCGTCGGTGCATCCATCGGATAGAAAGAAAACAACTCGCCTATCCTCTGACCTGCCCCGTATATGCGCAAGGCTGGTCTTGATGGCCCTGCTTGCGTTAGTCCCGCCACCAAAGCCAATACTCAGTTTGTTTCGCAAAACCCCGGCGGGTTGCGCAAACAACTTTTCGACCTTTGTATCGTTAGAGTATCGGATGACCATGGATTTGATTTTCGCACGGTCACAGGCGATTGCAAGCATTCCGGCCGCACGCCACGCATTCAGACTGTAAGCACCATTCATGCTGCCTGAGTCGTCGATGCAAAACACAACAGCAGTGCCGTTGCGCGGCGCCTTCTTTTTGCGACGGAGCAGGTCGCTGGTCAGCCCCTTCAGGAATGGGACGGCATTGCGTTGTGCAATGCGCACACCGCTCTGTTTGGGTCGGGACAGAGAGGCACGCTCTTGCCCTCGAAGGCGGTCAACAACTTGGCCTGCCATGCCTGCCGCCCATTCTGCCCAAGCATAGTTTTTTCTGGCCTCAGACTCGTCGGGGGAAGACTCTTGTTCTCCACCGAACGACAGGTACATTCCATGGGGGGTCCGATTGAGATTGTCCTCAGTAACCCGCTTGTCTTGTGGCAAAGAGTCGTCGCACAGTTCTTCTTCGAGCATCTTCTCGACAAGTCCACGGGACCACCGTTCCTGATGCTGGTCTCGGTACGCCTCTTGGGCGGCTTTGTCCCCTAATTCGACTTGTTGTGAGGTTGGTGCGCCTTCTTCGTCTAGTCCAAGAGACTGCTCTGGCGGTCGGTCTTCTTCAGGAAGATTATCTCCCGAGCCAAGAAGCCTACAGATCAGTTTGGCCAACTCAGACAAACTTGATGTGTACGGAAATTCATCAACAGCATCCCGGATGCGATCGACTTTATCGTAGACCCCGGCCAACTGGAATTTCATGTGTAAATATTCCATGAGTCCGCCGTGATTTAAAACAGAATCGTCTTCACGAAACTCTGGGTTGATACACCCGCTGTAGATCAGGTGGCACAAGCATGTGTGTACGTCCATTTTTTCCTCATCAAGACCATCAACGTACTTGACCCACATGTCTGTGGAAATAGACCTTCCGCGTTCATAAACACCGTAAATCCCCTTGCTGGAGTTGATCTCCAACTGTTCGATCCGAAGGTCTTCAAGAAGATTGATGACAAATCCGAACATCTGGTGGCAGTACGCCCCAGAGGATGAGATCACCTCGCACTTGTTCTGGCTATGCTTGATGTGGGCGTGCTCGTGGTGGACGAGATATCGCACGAAGTCGATCTCGTCCCATGCGAGATATCGCCGCATAGCGTGCGGCAGGTAAATGGTTTCTTTGCCATCAGTAGAGGCGGAATCTCCAACCTCCATCTTGATGCCCTTGGAGAGCAGCATGGATGCCGTCCTGCCAAGGGTGTTACACACGTCGTACGCATACGACGTTGCCTTATTGAAAAAATTCTGAAACATGTAATTGTCTCCAGTTTGTACGCGTACAAACTTGGTTTAAGGCAGGGGGGCGGCTACGCCGCCACCCCCCCGACCCCGATTGAAATCAAACAAGCGTGGTAATAGCCAACTCGTTGGCTACCTGCCGGTCACGTTCCGGCAGTTGGGAGATAATCGTGGACACCACGGCCTTCTCCCTCGCAACTCCACGGCTGCGAGCAGCGGCATACGAAAGCATGTGCCGAAGGCACACAGGTTCGGACATGCCGTCGAACGACTCGCCCGAGTCCTGCTTGGCAACGGACTCGCGAGTCCTGTTTGCGAAGTCCACGATCTGTCTTGCGTCGCGCACATCCAGACCGTGCGTTACCAACAGCGTTGCTTCGTGTTCTTCCTTCATGTAGTCAACCATGAAGGCGGCGTGGATGCGGCTGTTGAAGGCCGAATCCGACACGTTGGCTGAGGCGTGGCGACCGTTCTGATCACCATGCCCAGTGGTGTTCCGGGTCAAGACAAACCGAAGGTTGTCGTGAACAGGAATGACCTCGCCCGTGGGCAAGGTGTACGCACGGCCTTCGACCACGCCGTGGAATTCACTCTGGATTTCCGGTGGTGCGTGGTCGAACTCGTCGAACACGACTATGTGTGGCACGTTGGGATCTTGTGCAGCCGCACGCATGGCTGCGGTGATCTCCCCGTCAACAAAGACCTGCCCACCATTCTGGATCTTGTCCACGCCGATCAACTGCTCCACGGGCTTGTCCCGTGTGAACTGGACGATGAACACCGGGCAGCCGGTCAAGTAGCCAATCTGCCGGACGATGGAAGTCTTGCCAGTCCCCGGAGGTCCGACGAGACTGGTCACACGGTTGTGGTACACCGCATCCATGAGGTCATGCGCATCGAACTCGATGCGGTTTGCCCCCGTGCCGTACCGCTGAGATGCGGTCCAGAACTCGACGCAGTAGTTGGGAATCGGTGCCGGTGCGTTGGCGTGCCCATAGTACGGGTATGTCTTGCCGCCAAGTTCAATGGTGTTCTCGGCGGGCACGCTTGGTTCGCGAACCAACTTGATGGAGGAGATCATGGCCTCCATCTCAACAACCTTGCCCTGTGCTTCCGCAATCTTTTCGTGCATGGTCTGCACGGCTTCGGCTGCCCACTCGGTTTTGAGTGCCAACTCATGTTCCAAGAGGGCTTGGGCACGCTTCGCGTTTGCAAGTCCCATGCCCGCATCACAGGCGCGGCTTACCTCCCTCTGCCCCTCTGTCCGTATTTCTAAGGCCATATGCCGGAAGACCCGGCGGTGGGAGTTTGCGATGTATGGCCCTTCACTGGGCTCCAACTCCTCGGGAAGGTCTTCCACCCTTCCGTCCATGGCGTCATACGTCATGATCGCGTAACCGTCCTCGGCTGCGACCGCAACGAGGAATTCGCCGGGCTTGAGGTAATCATACACTTCGCCTCGCCAGTCGATGCGCGACGCCAAGATGGCTTTGACCACATCATCCTTCTTGATGCTGTCGGGCTTTGCGCCCATTGCGTTGCAAAGATTCCGCAACCTCTTGGAAGTCCACGAACCGAGGCTTTCGTACATGGGCACACTGTTCTCGATTGCGATATCCACCCAATCGTCGAAACAAGTGATCTGGACATCCTCCCCGTAGGGGTAGATGGTCTTGAACGCGCCCGCGACGCCGTTCATGAAAGCGACAAGGGTGCATTTTTCGGAGAACTGTGCTTCCCACCACTTGAACATCTGTTCTTTGTCAAACCGGAAAAAAAGAGTTTCGTCCCCGTCGTTGTCGTAGCCACGGACGAGCCAACATGCGGGATCGTTTTCATCAAAGCTCCTGTAGTGCGCAAGTCCCCGGCAGTCGTCCTCGTCCACATAGGGGACGACCGAGAACCCAAACGGCTCCCCTGTTTCAAAGGGGTCTTTTCGAAGTTTGGGGTCGAGCACCCAAAAGATTTCCCGACCGGCTTCGCCGTTGTTCAAAATCTGCTTATTCACTGTGCTATCTCCGATAGTTGGTTCGCGAACCAACTGTTAGGGGTTGTGCTGACTGGGCTACGTTGCCCAGACCAGCAGGCTGTGCCATCAGCAATCCGATGGCTGTACATCCCGGTCATCCGTGTCCGGGAGTGGAATACGAAAAGCCTCGAACAAACTGTCCGTGGCTTTGTTTGCTTGGATCATCTGCACCCGATGGCGCATGAGGGCGAAGGCTTCCATGGCCTTGCAGATCGTCTTTGCGATTTGCACTCGGTCGATGTACTCGTCCTCGTCAATGGTGTACGATTCACCATCTATGATGACGGTGAATTCCGAATCAAACGTGATCTCTTTGGCGTTGTGGAACGCGTCCAGATGATCCTGAAAATTTGCATTGGTTATGCTGTTCACTGTTTATCTTCTCCAGTTAGATCGAATGGCCCAATCTCTTTTCCTTCCCCCACCAGTTCTTGGTCCAGTGTGGACCCGTCGTATTGAGCGGACGGAAAACCGTCCTTCAGCCACTCCAACATTCGGGGAGGCCAGCCCCTTTCTTCGTGCATTCGGTAGTGGCTGGAGTGTTCGGCAATGATCGCCTCCGGTTGGAGGACTCGATCCCACCAGCCTTGTGAATATTTGGGGTTACGCAAGACTAGATAGTGACCGCATTCGGGCGTGGAGGGTTCATACTCGTCGTTGCATGGCCGTGGGACCATGCCCATCGCCAGCCGTGCAGCGTGCGACTCGAAGTCTAAAGGCTCCTTCCTACGCTTTTCGTCGTGCTCCTTGAGTATGGCTGCGGCTTCTTCCGTCAGCCAGTCATGGTCGACACCGGTTATGAGCCAGCCGTGCAACCATAGGTGCTTGCCCATTGCGCGGTAGAGTTCAAAGGCTCCCTCGTGTACTTGTTTCATGAACGACATTCGCCACCTCCAGTTGGTTCGCGAACCAAGTCACGGTCGGCCATGGCGAGCATCAGCCCGCCAGTCTGGGGGTTATGGAGTTGGTACTCTTGGGTTCGGGTGTCGAATGTCCCCGATGAGAGCGCCGCGTCCACCACGGTCAGCAGGGTCTCGCCACGCTGGATGCGGATGGCTTGGTCCACGGCCCAAATGTCGTCCCACATCTTGACGACCATGCCCCGGCACCGGGCCTCGGTGCACAGGGCGGATTCAAAAGCGGTTTTCATTTCGTTAGTAGTCATTCGTCGTCCCCTGTAAAAAGGAGAAGTAGGGCGTGGTAGAGTTCGTATTCCACTCCCGTCGATTGGTCACGCAACGCACGGAAGTACGCTGCCCTGTCTCGACGCCCACTGGGGGCGTCGATGATGTTGTGAATCAAACTAGGGTTCATGTGCTGTCTCCGATAGTTGGTTCGCGAACCAAGTCAGGCCACGTATTCCTGTGTGTACCAATCCATCGCCTCGTCGGCGGTGACAAAACGACCAAATTCTTCATCGTTGCATCCCAACGTGTCAAAGGCCGAGCACGGCCACATCTCGCTGGTGCCCAGCCACGGGGCAGGCACCCAACCCTTGCGGGTAGGCACCACGCTGTAGTAGGTCCACGACGCATGGATGTCCGGGTGTGCCGGACTGTGGAACACGTCGTCCGTGTCCGGACGCCAGAACACTGGGTGTGTACCTTCACGCGCCTCACGCACCGCACGCCACATGCGGGCGGCGGTGAAGATCGAGGCCAGCCGACCGGTTCCGTGGTTGCGGCAGGACTTGTAGATGCGAGTGAAATCGTTCATTGTGCTATCTCCGTTAGTTGGTTCGCGAACCAACTTTGTGGTGTAAATCAGGCGCGCAGAGTGCGCACCTCGATCATATGTATATTATACCATAAAATTTTAGTTTGTCAACCCCCTAACCCGAGATGTTGGTGCCCGTCAACTATGGTTGACTAGCGGGTTGTCGTTGCTCTCCTCGCGCGTGATGGACTGTCGGCATGTGGTCGTTGCCGTATGTGGTCGTTGCGCTGTCATTTGCCGCCCGTGTCCGTATGTGGTCGTAGGGTCGCGCTTGCGCTGTCATCGAACCGGAGGTGAGATGACCGGCGGCGGGGGCGGCGGGGGCGGGGCGAGCGCATAAAAAAACCCCCGGCCAGAGCCGGGGGAAGTTGGTTCGCGAACCAACCTAACGGTCCACGTTTCCGAAAATCGGGGCGATTGTGCAGAGTGCCATACCGACCACCCCCACAAGAAAACAGGTCCAGCCGAGCATTTCAATCATTGTATTCTCCAGAAGGGAAAGCCCCCCCCGGCGGGGGGGGCGGTTCACGTTTCAACCTTTGCGGGCTTCCGTTGCGGCCCTGTCCAGCATGGCCGCCAGTTCCGCTGCACCCTTATGGCCCAACGTCTCAATCAGGCCCGCGATGAATCCGGCGCGCTTGCGCTTGTCGGTCCACAGTTCATCGGCACCCTCAAGCGTAGCCTTGAGGGTATCCGCTGCGGTCTTGTTTTCCTTCGACGCCCCGCCGTTGTCGGTGCGGTTCTTGCGCTTGGCAGCCAGTTCCAGATTGTTGGCGTGCCGTTCTTTCAGGGTGTCGGATTCGGGGAAAACCAGCGCGGCTGCGCGGGTGGTTTCGGTGTTCTTGTTCGGTGCCTTTCGGTCGAACGTCTTGACCATGGTGCCGACGCGCTTTCCGACGATGGCTTTCGCCTCCTTCGTGGCCATGGTGCGGCCGATTGCGGGCTTCAATTCTTCCCGGATGTCCGACTCTGCGGTCCTGAAAGCCTTTTCCCACTGGACCAACGCAGCCAGCCCAAGCCCGGGGGCAGCGCCGTATTGAGCCACGGCGATGGAAGCTTTGGACCATTTCGAGCATTCCGGCTCGTCCATATTTTCAGCATCGGCACCGAAAAACGAACGGACAATTTCCGGCTGCTTTGCACCATCGGGGCGTGCATCGCCGTGGAGAATCAGGTGGAGCCACTGAAGTTCCGACGCCATACGGCCTTCGCACTCGTCTGCACCCTTCAGGTGGTCCAATTTATCCGCGTATGCGTCCATGGCCGTACGACTGGAATTTGCCACGTCATCGGCCATGGCCGTGGGCAATGTCAAGGTAATTGTGCCCATTGTGATTGACTTAGTTTTCATTCTGAAAATCCTTCGAATTGTGTGGCCATATGGCCACGGTTTATGCCCCCCCCGACAACGTGTCGGGGGCGGGCGTGGGTGGTTGGTTCGCGAACCAACCGGGCTATTCACTTGTCAGGCCCCCCGGGGGGGGCGGTGGTACACGCTGTCATGTGGCTCAGCGGTGACTACAGGATACCATGTATTTCGGCATTGTCAAGCGTATACTTGAACGAATTCTCGGGGGGGATATGGCACCCCCCATATCGGCTCGCTATCGGGGGTGGCTCATTTCAGAATCGGCGATATTGAGTCAATATCGGGGGTGGAAAAAAAAACGAGAATCTGAAATCGTCCACGAGAAGCCCCCACGCCTTGCGTCATGGCTTCCAGCATCCAAGGCCCTACGGCATACCGAACAATGGAAAGCCATAGAGCCCAGCCACGGGGATCTGGAGAGACATTTTTACCGATGCTACCCACGGCCATACGGGGGGAAATACGCCCCACTGGGCCACGAATAAGGGAAGCCCATACGCCCCACGCTACGCCCCCACGGGGGGTAGCCACTCCGCCCATATCCGGGGGGGATCATCTACGGACAGGGAGAGTTGTTGGTTCGCGAACCAACCGAACAAATACCGAACGGCCACCCAACCCGAACATCGACCGAACAAGCACCCAACCCGAACATCGACCGAACAGGCCCGGACCGCCCCCCGCCACCTAACAGGGCCCTAACAGGCTCCGGAGCCTGCGGCGCTGTCACAAAATAACTTTGCCACTCGGTGGGGGTCGTTTCTTGTATTATGCTATCCCCCCCCAGAAATCTACACGGGTTTTCTAGCGTTCCTATGGACCGTAAACTATAGTTGACGGCATGGACAAGAGATCCTTACGAGCAGAGTTGGTGCGCAAGGGTGTTTGGACACGCTTCTGTGCCAAGCGAAACGAATACGAATCAGGGGGCCTGAAGCCGAACGAGGCGTATGAGAAGGCAGCGGGGGAACTGCTGGGGCGTTCTCTAGGGGAAGGCAGCGAGGCGGCACTTGAGGGCGTTGTAGAGAGTGGTGTGTTTACGGAGACTGGGGCATCTACCCCAGAGTGTGTAGGCTGGGTGGCGAAGCACATGATGGTGAAGGATGTGCATCCCGAACAGGCACCGAGCAGCGAAGCGTGGTCGATGTTGTGTTGGGCGAGGCGGAACAACCAGAACGAGGCCCAGTTCTGGGGTCAGATTTACACCAAGTTGTTGCCGAGTCGTAGTCAGTTGGATGCTGAGCAGAAGTACAAGGACGACGGCAGGAAGGTGTTGTCGGTCATTGAGAGGTTGAAGCGTGGGTGAGTATTACGACTTGGTGCCCAAGGATTACGATAAGAACCTTGCGTATCGGTCGGAGTTGCTGGACGAGGCTATTGAAAATCCCAGCGTGCGCGAGGAACTGTGGATCGCGTGCAGCCGGGATTTGTTGTTTTACATCAACATGTTTGGTTGGACGTACGACCCCCGGAAGGCAAACGGGGTGTTGCCGTTCATAACATATAAGTTTCAAGACGAATCTATGCGCCAGATACGTGACTGCATTCTTGATGGACGGGATTTGGTCATCAAGAAGAGTCGGGATATGGGTGCTTCGTGGATGCTGCTGACGGTGTTTGAGTGGTTTTGGCACTTCAAGGACGGGCAGAGTTTCTTGCTGGTGAGCCGGAACGAGGATTATGTGGACAAGACGGGGAACCCCAAGGCGTTGTTTTGGAAGATTGATTTCATCCACAAGCATTTGCCGAACTGGTTGATCCCGAACATAACCCGTACCAAGTTGCGTTTGACCAACGAGGACAATGGAAGCAGCATTGATGGTGAGTCAACTACTGGGGATGTCGCTCGCGGCGACCGGAGGACCGCTATTGGACTGGATGAGTTTGCTGCGTTCGAGGTCGATTCGTCGTACCGTGCGTTGGCTTCGACGCGTGACGCTACGCGTTGCCGGATTTTCAATTCGACTCCTGCTGGCTCCAGTAACGCGTTTTACGACATTGCCCATTCTGATGGATTCGAGCAACTTGGGTTGCACTGGTCGCTCCACCCAGAGAAGGCCGAGGGGTTGTACGAGCAGGGCGGAAAGATCCGCTCTCCTTGGTACGACGCGGAGTGTAAGAGGTGTGCGCACTCACAGGAAATAGCGCAAGAACTCGACATTGATTTTGCTGGATCTGATTATCAATTCTTTGATTCAAAGATGCTAACCCGGCAAATAGCCGAGTTTGCCAAACCTCCAATGAAGGTGGGCGATGTTCAAATTCATCAAGAAAGTTGTACAGTTATGGCCTTTCACTCGGCACCGAAAGGACGGCTACGCCTGTGGTTTGACCCCGGAGCGGCAAGCCGAGTACCGACAGATGGCCCTTTTGCGTTGGGTGTTGATATTGCTACTGGGACTGGTAGTAGCAACTCGGTTATATCAATAGGCAACTGCAAGACCGGTGAAAAGGTGGCCGAGTTTGTAGATTCGCGAACAAGGCCCGAGGAGTTGGGCCGCATCGCTGTTGCGTTGGCACGCTGGTTTTCTGATGCCAACGGCAAGGGAGCGTACATTGTGTGGGAAGCCCCCGGCCCCGGCAGGAATTTTGGCGATACTGTTATCGAATCTGGATATAGAAACTTTTATTTCAAAGAAGACGATGCTAAACTACGCAAAGGTAGTGGCAGCAGGATACCGGGTTGGTGGCCTACAAAAGACAACAAGCGTGCGTTGTACGCTGAGTACAGGGACGCGTTGGCTAACGGTCGGTTTTTAAATCGAAGCAAGGACGCACTCTCCGAGTGCAGGGAAATTGTATACACAGCACACGGCTGGATTCAACATTCAAAAACGAACTCTTCGATGGACCCAAGCGGTGCGCGTGAAAACCACGGCGACCGCCCAACAGCAGACGCCCTGCTGAACCTTGGCATGAAAAGCAAGGTGGTCAAGCAAGGCGGTAAAGAAACGGTCGTTTCCGAAGGTTCTCTAGCGTGGCGTCGACGTGAATACGAAACCAGACGCAGGCGAGTGGACTACTGGTAATGGCTAAACAAAACAAACAATACAACGACAAGATGAATCGCCTTTCAGAGGCGATTATGTACAGCCGTAGGAAGATGCAGCCGTTTAGAGAGAACCGGTTGCGTGCAATCCGACAGTATGTCGGCGCAAACTACAGCGATGCGGGTTCAGAAGACAAGGTGCCGATTAACCTGCTTGAGCAGGCGATCAACATTTACCGTCGCATGGTGGCTGCAACGCGTCCACACGTTCTCGTTCGTACCAAAAACAACGACTTAAAGGCGGAATCAGCCAACTTTGAGGCGGTAATTAACCACACCCTTGATGAAATTGGCTTTGAAGAGACGCTGCAGCGTTGGGTTTTGGACTCAATGTTTGGTTTGGGCATAGTCAAGGTGGGCCTTACACCGGGCCGTGTAGGCGAAATTGATGGATTCATGCACGATGTTGGCCAAGTGTTTGTCGACAACGTTGATTTTGAAGACTTCTGCTTCGATATGACGGCAAAACGTTGGGATCAGGTCCAATTTTGCGGCAATCGGTACACTTTGCCGTACGAAATGGTCATGGACATGAAGTTGTTTGGCAACAAGCCGATCAGTCCTAACCCAATGTACAAAACTACCAACGAACAGGGCGACGAACGCGTTACTACGCTGCAAACTGGCGGCGAATCAGTCGGTACAGAGCAGTACATGCCTGTAATCGAGTTGTGGGACGTTTGGTTGCCGTACGAAAACGTAGTTGTAACCGTACAAGCGGACGAACACGCTGGTGGTTTTTACAACAACGAGCCATTGCAGGTGGTTGATTGGGCGGGTCCAGAGGTTGGCCCGTACCACCTGCTCTCAATGGGCGACGTGCCGGGCAACATCATGCCGTTGTCGCCTGCGAGCCTACTTGTCGACCTGCATGAACTTGTCAACCGGCTGTTCCGCAAGTTGGGACGCCAAGCAGAGCGTCAAAAGACGCTTACTGTGGTTGCTGGCGGTGCAGAAGAGGACGGTCGGCGTATTGTCAACGCGTCAGACGGCGAAACGGTTATGTCTGACAGGCCGGAAGCAACGCGAGAGATGAAGTTTGGTGGGGTTGATTCCCCATCTTTGGCCTTCATGATTCAATTGAAGGACATGTTCTCGTACCTTGGCGGCAACTTAGACTCGCTTGGCGGCCTTGCCCCAAGTGCAAAGAGCGGCAAGCACGACTCGTTGCTCCGTCAGTCTGCTTCTGTGCGTATCGACGACATGCAAGCCCGCACCACCAACGCTGTGCGTAAGGCAATTGAATCTATTGCTGATTACATTTACTACGACCCTGCACCGTCAACTAGAGTTTACCGCGACATTCCAAACTCAGACCTTTCGGTCAAGGTTGACTTTGATCCAGAAATTCGCGAAGGCGATTTCTTGGATTATGCAATTGACATTGCTCCATACTCACTGCAGTCGCGTAGTCCGCAGGAACGCCTGCAGGTCATCAACGAACTTATGACTGGTGTGGTCATGCCAATGTCGCAACAACTGCAGCAACGCGGCATTGTGCCAGACATGGATCGCTACATGGAAATTGTTTCCAAGTATTCGCACATGTCTGAACTGGCTGAAATCTTGAAGATCGCAGATTTCGCAGAGATGGAAACGATGCAGGAGATGGCTGAGATGGGCGGAGGCGGCGCACAGGGGGCTGGCAAGCCACCAGTGACCGAGCGTAGGTACGTTCGGGAAAACGTCGCTATGGGCGGTACAAGGGCTGGCAGAGACGCGGAGATGAGTAAAGCCTTGATGGGCGGCGACAATGCTATTAACAACACGGCAATGGAAGGTGGAACTGGTGGCTAAAAAGAAAGGCTCAATGAAGGGCTTTACCCAAAAGTCTGGCGACAAGCGCCCAACCAAATCTGGCGCTGGTATGACCGCTAAGGGTGTAGCGAAGTACCGTCGCCAAAACCCCGGAAGCAAATTGAAGACTGCGGTAACCGGCAAGGCTAAACCGGGCAGCAAGGATGCAAAGCGACGCAAGTCTTTTTGTGCACGGTCTGCTGGACAGATGAAGAAGTTTCCGAAGGCAGCCAAAGACCCGAACAGTCGTCTTCGGCAAGCAAGAAAAAGGTGGAAGTGTTAGATGGCTCACAAAAAAGGTGGATGCGGCTGCAAACACAAGTCAACCAAGCCTCGCAAGAAGGCAACAGTGAAGAAGGGCAAACGTCGTGGCTAAGAAAAAGACAGGCGGAAAAAAGGACGCATGCTACTACAAGGTCAAGAGCCGATACACCAAGTGGCCTTCGGCTTACGCTAGCGGCGCTCTGGTTAAATGCCGCAAAAAAGGGGCTGCAAATTGGGGAACCGGCGGAAAGAAAAAGTAGGTAGTCCTTTGTGGCGATTGAATGTAGTCACGGAAATCAAGAACTGGAGTCGCCAAGTTCTTGAAAAGCCATCTACCCACTTCAACGGTTTGCCCCCGTGCCCCTACGCCCGGCAGGCGTGGTCCAGTGAATCTGTAAAAGTTGATTTCGGCAACGCAGAAACGATTATCAAACACTGCAACAACTGGGACGAAAAAGTTGAATTGTTGATTGTTGTTGCTGAAAATTGGGACTTCAAAAAACTCGAAGAATGGTGCGAAGAACAGAACAACATTCTTGCTAAAGACGATCTAACCCTGATGGCTTTTGTCCCTGACGACGACGCGCAAGACACGGGTCAGCCTATCGAAGAGCAGGAAAATTGGGACAGTTTAATTGAAGAACTATACGCTATGGTTTTTATACAACGCTTGTCATTGGTGAACGGGGCAAGCAAAAAACTTGAACGCAAGGGCTACTACAAAAACTGTACGGCGGAGTTTTTGGAGTACGTTTTTAAACGCCGGAAAAGGACAGAATGATATGCGTGGCAAAAAGAAGGCAATGAAGAAGAACGGCATGAAGAAGAACGGTATGAAGAATGGTATGAAGAATGGCATGAAGAGTGCCATGCCGAGCAGACGCAAGAAGAAGAAGATGTAATGGCTAAGAAGAAGACTGGCCTCAAAAAATGGTTCTCCCAAAACAAGGGCAAGGGCTGGATTGACTGTAAAACAGGCAAGCCTTGTGGCCGCAAGTCTGCCAAGGGGGGCAGCAAGCGGCCTTATCCTGCTTGCCGCCCTACCAAGGCTCAATGCACACGCAAAGGGACATCGGCTAAGAAGGGGCCGGGCCGGGTGTCTTGGAAATCAAAAAAGAAGTGAGCGAAATATGCCAACCTACGTTTACGTGAACAAACAAACCAACGAACAAATCCAACGTACTTGGACTGTCCATGAAATGCTTGAGCAAGAAGGCAACCTTGACGGCATTACTGTGGATGGCAAGTTTTACCAGCGTGATTACGCTGCAGAACATTGCAAGGTCACTGAAAACGGGTGTGCGAGTTGGCCCATGAAGAGCGATGCCGCTGGCGTGCACCCCAACCAAGTCAAGGAATTTTCGGAAAAATCCCAAAAAATGGGTGTGCCCACGCAGTTTGATGGTAAAACCGGGCAAGCAATTTTTACAAGTAGAGCACACAGGGCAAAGTATTTGAAGTCTGTGGGCATTCATGATCGCAATGGCGGATATGGAGACGGCTAATGGCTGATGAGAAGCAAGACAATCCTATGGACTTCGAAGAGCCTACTGACGGTGGCATTAGTGCTGCTAGCCCTGTGGTAGAACCCGAGGTCGAAGAAGCTGAAGAAGTTGAAGAAGACAACGATTGGGAAGAAGACAACACAGAAGGCGAAGAAGAAGAGGAATACGAATACGAATCCAATGAATCAGAGGACGCGGCTAAACTTCCTCTTGATGTTATTGAAGAAGCCATCGGTTATGGTTTGACTTCGAGTGAAATCGAAAGTTTAGGGTCTGAAGACAACATTGCCGCAGTCTTGGCGATCCTTGATCGCAAGATTGAATCTACCGCCGACACCAGCCCCAGCGACTCGGTGTACGACGATGATGATGACCCATTCGCTGACCCCGACGAAAATACCGGGGTTCAAAACTCGGAGGTTGCCGAACTCCGAAAGCAGGTCAAGGCGTTGGAGGCTGCAATTAAAGGCCAATCCGAACGCCCTGATGCTGACAAATTGTTTGGTCTTCTTGACTCCGACTACGACGACTTGTTTGGAGAAGTCGGCGGAGATTTGACCAAGACACATACGCGTAACCGCAACAAGGTTTTGCAGGAACTCGACACTATTCAGGCTGGATATAAGGCTCGCAAGCGTGCTATCCCCAGCAATCGTCGCTTGTTCAAGCAGGCCGTGCGAAGCGTTTTTGGCGAACACGAGTCTAAAGTCGTCAAAAAGAAATTTTCGGACTCGGCAAAGAAGCGTCAATCCCAATTCATCAATCGTGTGAATTCAAGGGATGCGCGCCGACCCAAGGATAGTCGTTCATCTGCGATTGATTCAGTCAAGAAGTTCTTGGCGGATCGCGGATACAACGATTTGGAGTCGGTTGAAACTTTCGAATGAGGCATTAAATGGCTACACTTCAAGCAGATGATATTGCTGATCTGATCACGATCACGCAGAAGGATCTCGGAAAACTCCGCTGGACGGACCTTTCCTACGACCTTCAGGAGTACATTGCCCTCCCGGCTATTCTCCAGAAGGAAAAGGTTAGTTACGGTTCTGGCTTTGGTATGCAGTGGAACGTCATGACTGGCACCAGCGGTGCTACTCGCGACGTTGGCCTGTATGAAGTTGATTCGGTGAACGTGGCTGATGTCATGACCACTGCCACCATCCCGTGGCGGCACATGACCACCAACTACGCAATCGAACGACGCGAAATTGCGATGAACACCGGCGCTGCACAGATCGTTGATCTTGTGAAGATCCGTCGTCATGACGCAATGGTCGACCTTGCCAAGCACCTTGAAACCCGTTGGTGGTCCAAGCCCGACACCTCCAGCGACACCCTCAAAATTTTTGGCGTCCCCTACTGGATTACTTGGACTGACAACTCCAGCACCAACGCCAATGGTGGTTTTGACGGTGGCAACCCGGACGGTTTCAGTGCAGGCGCAGGCGGCATCGACTCCGCCAGCGTTACTAATTGGAAGAACTGGTGTGCTAAGTACAGCACGGTTTCTTCGACTGATTTGATTCGTAAGTGGCGTAAGGCTGCTACGTTTACCAAGTTCCTTGCACCCGCTCCAAGCCCGTCTTACGGACAGGCACCCCGATACGGGTACTACACCAATTACGATGTGATTGGACCGCTCGAAGAAGTTCTGGAAGCACAGAACGACAACCTCGGCAACGACATTGCCTCCAAGGACGGACAACTTCTTTTCCGTCAGGTTCCTGTAACTTGGTGCCCGTTCCTCGAAGATCGAGCCGGTGACCCAATCTACGGAATCAACTGGGGCCAGTTCAAGCCCGCGTTCCTCTCCGGTGAATACCTCCGCGAAGAGGGTCCAGTCAAGGCCAGTAACCAGCACACCGTCTTCCAGACGCATGTTGACCTGACCATGAACGTCATGTGTACTGATCGACGCGCGAACTTCGTGCTCGCTACCGCACAACCCGACCCGACCGTCAGCTGATAGAAAGGAACTAGACATATGGCACAGGGTATTGTTACATACGATGCGGGCGGCATTACTGGCGCATTCGAAGCGCTTAGTGATCCGTTCCGTGCGTGGAATCACTTTGAAGATTTCAACGGAGCACTGGTTGGTCAGAAGATTGACCTCGGCTCCACTGATACTGCAATTTTGGGAATGCCCAACGTTCTCTGTTCTACTGATGGAACTCTTGGAAACCAAACTGCTCTTGCAGCAGGTGGCGAAGCAGGCGGTACCGTCTCGTTTACGCCGGGTGACGGCGCAACAGAAGGAATTACTATTCCCACTTGTCTTATCAACCCGCGTGGTGGCAAGAAGTGGTTTGTAGAATTCCGACTTAAGATCAACTTCATTGGCAGTGGTCTTAAGATGGGTCTCTCTGAAAGCGTTAGCCCGACCGCAGTTTTGAGCACTGCAGGCGCTAGTGTTGACGGCGGAACCGGCGTTGATCAGGTCATGGTTGGTTTTGATACGTCAACCACGACTGACGGCAACCTTGAGTATTACATTTCCACCGATGGCACTTCTGGCACCCACAGTGGCGTTGGCGGTATGCACGCTGACGCACAGTTTGTTGTTGACACTTACCACCGTGTCAGCATCGAAGGCGACGGCGACGGAGGCGCAAGGTTCTACTTTGACGGTAACTTGATCAAGGCCACTGGCTCGAATGCCAACAGCTTTGTTGAAGCCGGGTCAGACATGACCGCCGTGGCTTGTGCGCCGATGATCGCGGCTGACGATGATGAATCGACCGTTGAAGTTGATTACATCTATGTTGCTTGCGAACGCTGATTAGAAGACTCTCTTCTCCCCAGCAGCCGGTGGGTGGGCCTTCGGGTCCACCTGCCGGTTTATTCTTTGGAGTGCCAGTAAACGCACTCTCTGCGCAAACGGGGAAGTTCGTCTTGCATTTTCTTGGCTTGAACACGCAACACCATGTCCTTAAAAGGCTCTTGGTCGTTGGGCAAAAAATGGCCCTTATCTCGGTACGTCTGTTCTGCATTAGAGTCTTGCGAACCCTCGGCTTCTTTCCACCTTCGTGCTCCAGCGTGCAAAGAACTCCTTGCCGCGCCTAGCAGGTTTGCTAAATCATTAAGGCCCATGCAGTGATTGCTATTAAGTTTAAATCCCCACTTGTCTTGAGCAATCATGGCAATTGCACGCCTTGCAGAAGAAACACGGGATCCTCTTCGGCCACAACCGCACAGCTCGTTAATGGTAATGCCTCTTTTTATAGCCACATCTTTAATCAAGTTTATTGCGTCTTGCTTGTTCATGGTTCTCCTTGCATGTCCTTAACCCGTGTTGGCAGTGTTTGTTCTCGACGTTCCCTGAGTTCTATTGTTTGGGCATCCTTTACCCTTTCCACCATGTCACGAAGATCGCTCATGTAGATAGGAAGCAAGGTTCCGTATAGAGCATTCCACTCAATCATCATATCATTTGCTGTGTCTGGGTTTTGCGTGTACATGGTGGCAATTTTTTTCCTTGCCTTGTTGTATCTTTCGCCAAGATCTCGCATCCGTGCGTGCTCCATGAAAGCAAGCGTGCCACCCTTGGACCGGAAGCCAAGCGTTCTTGCCACTTGGTCCCACAGGGATTTGTATGCAATAATTTGACCGGTCCCTGCCTGTCTTGCTTGTGGGCCAAAAATGCCCACAACGGTATCCATGTATTCCTGCGACTTTTTCTCTTTGTCGAACTGGCCCATAAACATTAAAAGTTCAAGAGCGCCCTTCACGGATCTTGTGGCAGCACCGCTTTCAATCCCTACTTCCGCGTATCGGGTGAAATCTGGTCTTGCCAAGAAGTCTTCTCTGTTGCGTACGTCATACAGGTCTTTAAACATACCAAACGTTGGACCAAAGAAGTAGCCAAGAAGGCCATCGCCGCCGATGTTTGTCAGGCTGAAGTTGCCAGAAGTATCAAGCCCGAAAAGGCTGCCGAAACCAAACATGGTTGCTTCGGCAACGTTGGTGCCCATTTTAGTAGAAAGCCATTTCATCGCGTGTTCTTGCGAACTAAACCCACTGCCCATGCCATGCACGTTTTCTGGGTCCACTGCATCCTTCAAAGCACTGAACGCGCCGCCAGCCGTTGCTGCAACGAGGAAGTAGGAGGCACCAAGCAGGCTGCCCCTTGCGCCGCCTAGCAAGGTATTAAGAATCATAAATCGAGTAAACGCACCGCTAGGCAGACCCTCAATAACGTTTCCGCCACGGCTGTTTGTCAACAAACTGCTAGCCATGCCAAGAGTTTGAATCTGGAAACGCTTGAACTGCATGAGCGTTTTCATTGCTGATCCACGCAAAATTGCGGCTTCGTTGGCTTTTTGGAATCTGTACTGGGTGAAGTGTTGACCCCAAATTAGGCCGTATTCTGCTGCTGCTTGCGGCTCAAGGCCAAGCCTGTCACGAGCATGCTTAGCCAAAGCAAAGAAGGCAAAGTTCTGGTTTCTTGCTTCAGAGTTTGCATTCCAAACCTTGCCAGACACCTTGTTCAAGGCGCTGTGGATTTTTTCTTGGACGATTAGCCCGCGATTGCCCAGAGAATCGCCAAACTTGCCCTTGTCGTACCGCCCATTTAGTTCAAACGACCCCCAATCTTTGAGGAACTGCTTGCCCTTGTCTGAGTTGTATTCCTTTCGTGCTTCAAGGAATCCCTTGGTGCCAAGTAGTGACCAAATCTGCAATGCCTGCGTGCTGTTAATAATGTGCTGTGCAGGCCGCATCAGTTGGCGATAGAATTGAAAAGTTCGCAATCCCGAGAAGGCGTTTTCTGCGGCATCTGCAAGCCGCATGCCCATAACTTCTCGGTCGCCAGCAAGTTTGCGAACCATCTCTACGGTATGGCCGCGTGTACCGAAAACAGTGTGACGCATCAATTCTCTGGATTGTTTGCCAATCCATTCCGGTGATTTTTTGTCGATCGTCCCCATGAGTTCGCGGGTTTCCTTTTGCAACTCGCGACTAAGTTTGTTCTTGTAGTGGTTTGCAATTGCAACTTCCATTACACGAGAGACATCCTTCGAGTAGTTTTTGGTGCCCTCTCGACGAAGCATGGCTTGGTTGAAGCGTGTGCCTACGGGCTGGCTGCTTACTTTGCCTCGCAACGCTTGGTTAATTTCATTGGTATAGGCACCGGTTTCCTGCTTGATTGCGTTTACGAGCTTTCTTCGCATGTGGGTGGGAAGATATACAGACTCGCTTGGCATCCTGCTACCGGCTTCCTTCATTTTGACTTCGAAAGAAAGACCAGACTCTTGCCTGCCTTCTGATCGTTCCGCAAGCCTTTGCATTTCAACTTCTTTGTTGATTGCTTCAATGACACCTTCGCGTTCGGCTGCTGTGTTTTTCTTTTCTCCAGAACCAAACTTTTGTACGCCAACCTTCACGCCGTCCCTATAGGTAATCAATTCGCCTCTGTATGTACCAAAGAACAAGTGCGGGAAGTAGGAATACTTGTAGCCGTAGGTTTCTGGAACCAAGGTTTCAGACATGAACTTGACAAATCTTTCTTTGTCGTACCGCACCCGCTCCATGCCGTCTTTGACTTCAATAAATTTGCGGTTAGTACCCTTTTCTCGAATCACTCTGGCTTCGAGTTCCGGCTTTGCCCCGTTTGCCATTTCGGCAACTTTGTTCATGTTAGGCTGATGCCTATACCCCATCTCTATAAGTTCGCGGTAGGTTACAATGTGATACTGTCTCTGCTCTTCAAAGATTCGCTTGACCTCAGCGACGTACTCCATTTCTTTTTCAGACAAATTCTTGGTTAAATCGTGGCGTCGCATTGCTTCCTTTGTAGGAGCAATCTTTGCTTCCATAATTGTTACGAAGTTTTCGCCCTTCAAAAGCTTCGAACTCTTGTCCTTCTCAATTTCACGCAAAATGCGACGAACCTTGTCCAAGGTTTCATTGCGTTCGTTTTCAATGCGTGCTTCAGTAGAAATTACTTTTTCAACCAGTTTCTGGAAAGGCTTGTCGCCGGACAGAATAGAAAGGTTGAGCGGGTCCATTACAAACTGCAAGGTTTGGGCAAGCATTCCCTTTTTAGATGTTTGCGTTTCGGGCTTTCCTTCTTCGGCTGTCAATCTGACTTCGCCGGGCGGTGGCGGTTCTTTTTCGCCAGCGGCTTGTTCTGGAGCCTTGGGCGGTTCGGGCGGCTGGTTTTCCGCCTTTTCTTCTTTAGCCAAGTCACGCTCAACCTCACGCAAAGGAACACCAGCACGCTCTTCGCCGCGAACCACTACTTCCTTGATTGAGTCGGAGGTTGTTCTTTGCTCCGGGGTCATTGTTGCTTCCCGAGCAACACCACCCGGAGTTTCGAATTCCTTGTCGCGGATTGTTACACGCCTTGGAACCGTTTTGCCATTCGCCGTGCGTGGCTCGATTACAAAAATTTTGCCCATGTGCTCAAAAGCAACAGGCTCGTATTTGAATCCAGAACGCTTCAGCCGTGAGGTAGCCAGTTCCCAAAAACCCGGATACCTTTCTTCCAACCGGCGGATGTTTTCAAGAATGGCCTTTTGCTTTTGGTTTTTAACAGCACCGCCAAACAATTCTATGCCGGTAACTTCTGCTTGGTGTGCGGCGGCTTGGTCGCCCTTGTTTTCCAGTTTTTGGCTGGTTGCGTTTTCAATTTTGTCCATAAGGACTTCGCGTTCAGAGGCAAACCTAGACACATGGTCGCGAGCGGTGGCCTGCAGTTCGAACTTGCGTTCTGCGCCTCCTTGAATGGTTGTAATCAGGCTTGCTCTAACTGTTCCACGGCTCGTGATTGGGCTGACCTTGCCCTCGGCAACTTCCAACACCCTGTCGGTTGGTTTTCTTGTCCCAAGGACGGTGTGCCTCTTAGTTTTGCCCTTGTGACCAACGGCTTCCAAGCCTTCCTTGGTGTAGGCAAACCAGTTAGCCATTTCCTTCGGTCGCATAGCAATGATTTGCCGCTGCTGCTCCTTCGGCAAGTAGTTGAAAATTGTTTCGAAGATCGAAGCAGACTCGCCAATCGTCCTGCGGCTCACAGACAGGCTTCCACTGAACGCTACTGCTTCTGGTTTAACAGCAACATCGCTTCCCGCTTCCAAGTGTGCTTCCCACGCCTTGCGTACTGCAACGCGGTTTTCGGGGGTTTTAATGAGTTGATAAAGCCAATTGATTGGGTTTTCGCTCTTGGGCAAGGTGGCTGCCCATTGCAGCGTAGAACCGCGAGTGGCGATTTGTGTCCTGATTTGCGCAATTGGTGCCGAGGAGTTCACCAAAAGAACGCCTTGGCCCATGTCTACGATTGCAGGCATGCCCTTGTTGCCGCCATGCCCAACCACCATGCTGTATCCAAACGCACGTCCAAGCGCAAACGTTGATTCTGCATGTGCACTTACAACGTTTTCAGCAAAATCTACCTCCACAGATTTCAAACCGTATTGGTCCCTGCCGTGTCGGACCACAGAAGCAACTCGTTTGTTCAACTCGCCTTGATGCACGATGCCGCCTTCTGACTTAATCGGCGGAACCTGTCTAACACCTTGTGTGATTTCGCTGTTTGACATCAGTCGAACAAGCGTATCTACAATGGGCTTGGGGTCGCTTGACTTAGCCCTCTGCCTTGCCTCACTTGCAGCGACATCAATTGGCTCAAGAAGGCTTTTTGCACCCGCCTGTTCTGCTTCCTTTTGCTTGTTCGCAATGTCAACCGCGTCAATCTTAATTGGCTCAGCAAAGGAGCGCTTAATTTGTGCGGTGCTGCTAGCCTGCTCAAGAGGCAAGGTTGTTCGCTCTGGCTTCCTCGCCATAACCTCGCTTCTTGCGGGGCGAAGGTTCACCTCTTGCAACTTTTCGTTCGATTGTGCTTCGATCAACTTGGCAAGCCGATATCGGTTTGCCTTGGTGTTCATGCTAGGGGTAATTTTTCCGTTGCTAAGCCTTTGCATTTGCGCTCGGCTAATTGCTGGCTGTTGTGGGGTGTTTTTGCCCAACACAACGGCCCTAGCAACGTGCCTAACCAGCGGCTTGTTGCTAGTAACAATTCGATCAATCATGCTGCGGCCCGGACTTGTTGACGTAGCCGCAGGCTTGATGCCAATGTGCTTGTGGGTTCGAAGGGCCGCAGAAATGTACGGAGCAAGACCTGCATCTGCCAGTTTTTTAAAATTAGGCTGGCCTGCAAGTTTTTTGGCTTGGTTCAGACGCTTCACCCGATTGCCAGAAACATCTCGTTTGGCGTCTGCCAACGCAGAATTAATTGCTGTGTTTACAACCCTGCGGGCTTCATTGGTGTTTAGCCCATTGAATACTTCTCTGTTTGTTCGTGCGTTTTGGTCGCCAAGGGCAAAACGCAAAGCCTTGACGAAGCCTTGGACTGGCGTGACTTGTGCAGGCTTCGGTGACGGCGGAACCTGTGTAATTTGCCTTTGCAATTCATTTGCCGACTGTTGCCTTCTTGCCTTGTATTCGGCTCTAGTCAAAAACAGGCTGTTGATTTTCTGGCCTTCAAACATTGCGAGCGGACCGGTTACGCCACGCTTTTGCAATTCTGCCATTGCCATGTTGCGCGTAACTTCGACTTGGCCGCTTTCGTTTACCAGTTCCCTTGAAAGACGACCCTTGACCCTTTCACCGGAAACTTCGAGCCTAGCCCGCACTTCGCCGCCAAGATGTTGCGTCGTTGACAATTCGACATCTGCAACTTGCCGATCACCGAACCAAAGAATCTCCATCAGTGTTTCAGTTTTGAAGTCCTTCATTAACTCGGGGTTTTCAGCAACAAAAGCCTTTTCTTGTTGCATACGGCGTGCGGCACCTTGAACTTGTGCATCTGTGAGCGTGTCAAGGATTTCCTGCCGCTTTTCGCTGGTCAACGACCGCAGGTACTTGTATGCCGCATACCCCTCTTTAAATTCTGAAAATCTTTGAATCTCGTTTCTTGCGCCACCTACACCGCGACCGATGCCAAGCGGCATGCCAAGCAAAAACTGGCCAAACAAGTGCTTTACTTGGTCACTTGTATTGTCGATGTACCGCATCAAAACGTTGGCTCGGTCTTCCGAATCCGACGCTAGCATGTACGCGTCAGTCAAAAGGTTGAACGCAGCAAAATCTGCACCGCTGCGTGCTGTGCCCAAGAAAAACCTTGCGCCTGCTCTAGACTTAGCAGCGGCAAGTGTTTCGGGTGCAAATCCACGACTGCCAAGAATGCTGTACAGCCCATTCGAACCTTTGCCTTGAGTTGGAATTTTTGCGCCTGTTCGCCCAAACTTGGGGATGTTTTTTCCGATTAGATACGCAATTCCGGTTGATGCTACGCCATCTTGCAATGCGTAGTAAAAATCCAACTCATTAGGTTCTCTGCCATCGGCCTTTGCTCGCTCAACCTGTCTCGCCCAACTGTTTCCGTAAGATTCGCCGTACACGCGGGCCAGAAACGTGTTTGGGCCATGCGTAATTTCTTTACCTGCAATCTTGCCCATAAACCCAGCAACGGATTTTGCGGGCTGGACAATTGGCTCTGCGCCCCTAGCAATGATTGCTGCGGCCTCTCTAGCAGCCGTAGTATCTACAAGCGGCGCAGCAACACGCCCAGCAGCCGCTTGTGCCGTAGTTCCGCGTGGTCCAACCGCTGCTCGGGCACCCCTAGCCGTAGCCGACACGGCTGCTTTTACATCAGACAAATCTACGAGTGTGTCTGTAATTCCATTACCAGCAGAACTGACACGGGATTGCTTGGCCGACGCTGCAAGTTTTTTAACAATGTCGAAACTAGGCTTCTGGGCTTGCCTTACGGCCACTTGTCCCACGGCTGCCTTCGGTACAGCCTTGAGCATTGCAGTTGTCAGGCCGGGCACCTTGCCGGTAAACAACGAAGTGCCTATATCAAAAGCCAACATCCCGGTCAGAGTGCCAGCCTCTTGCCGCAATTTAGCATTGAAAAAAGGGTTTTCTTTTAAGTAATTTGGATTTTCCGCAAGGTACGCTTGGATTTCTTTGTCGTTTACATATTGGTGTGCTGCGTGCAGTGTTGCGTGGTATTGGGCGGTTGTTTCAACATAATCATCTATAGTCGACATGTATTCCGACATGCCAACTCCACCTGCAAAACTTAAGGGGATGCCCGCTGCTTCAGAAATTTTGCCGCTCAACTTGTAAATAGATGCGCCAAACTGTGCAAGTGCGCCCGGAGTGGATTTCGCTATGAGTGAAAAGCCGCCCATTGTGCTGGAAAAAAAGTTTCCGGTGGCTCTTTCGTGCAAATCGTACTTGTCTGGGTTCTCTTGCATGTCTTTTTCAAGACCTGCAAAAGATGCTTTTTCGCCCCTTTTCAAAAACCTAGTTGGGTCGTAGTAGTATTGACGTGCGCTGAGTTCGTTAGCCAACAAGATGTCTGCGTGCGTGCGACTATTGGCCATGCCAGCCAATGTTTCCCCCGACAACAAACCTTGGGTTGGTATTTTCTCAATTAGGCTGTCCGGCATTTCTTCGCCGTATGCGTCGTAATAGGCTTTTCTGAAACTGCCTATCTGCAACTCGCGCACATATTTATCGAGGTTTTCATCTGGCCCGAGGTTGCTCGCAAGGTACTGTTTGATATCTTCTTCGCTGTTGTCGTAAACGCCCATGCCGAAGGCTGCATAAATGTTGCGTGCCTCTCTTGCCTGTTCGTTTCGATACTCCTCCGCCCTTCTCTTTCGTTCCGGGTCAGCGGCCACACCTGTGTACAAATCCCGCGTTTCTTCTGGCAGTGCATAACCTTGGCGTGTGTACCACCGCCTTCGGTGCTCGTCGAGTTGTTCGTCTGTCCAGCCCGCCCGCTCCAATACAGCACCGGGGCTTACTTCTGCAATTTTGCGGTCTTCGTTTGCAAACAACTCTGGGTTGTTGCCGAATGCGCCGTTCGCAAACATTCCAAGGTTTTTATTGTATGCGCGTTCAAGTTCAGCGGCCTCCCCTTTTTCGGCAATGCTCAGCCCGTCTTTGGTTTTCGGTGCTTCTACGCCAGTGCCGTCTTTTTTAGTGCCTTCTTGGCTAGTTTCAACAAGCGGCGTTGGGTTCTTTTCCTGTCGCAACTGTTCGCGAATTCGGTGCAAACGGTCGCCACGGCTGTAGGCTTTTTGATACCTGTCGTGGAGTTTTGGGTCTTCTTCAAGTTTGTCGCTCAGTTCGCCACGCTTCAACGCTTCTTGATATGTGATCCCCGGCATGTAATTGGATTCGCCGGGAACAATGCCACGACGCCAATCCAGTCCGCTAGGCTCTTCTGTTTTCCACTCGTTTGGCAGTTCCTGCGGCGCAGGTGCAGTTTGATCAGGTGCAGCCGTTTCGGCTGGTTGTTCTGTAGCCATGTTTTCTGCTGGTGCAGGCTCGGTTGGCTGGAATTCGTTTTCGGGGATGTCGTTGTTGTTTTGGATTTGCGTCATCGGTTTAACCGGGATTAGTTGAGGTTAGCGAACGAGGGGAAGAATCTTGTAATCAAGGCATCTTCGATTTGCATGCGTTCATTGTCACTGAGAGATCGACTGCTGTATTTAGCGTCTATGTAGTCTTGGATTTTGCTCAATGAATCTTTAAATACTTGGTCGCTGTCTTGGTTTAAAGACATGGGGTCCATGTTTGCAAGTTCTTCGTACAAGCCTTCTGCGCGTATGTTGTCTGGGTAGGTAGCAGCAGAAACAGAATCCCCGCCGGGTACGCCGAGTGGAACAAAACCCTTGGCAAAGGCTTCAACTGCAGCCATATCGCTGGCATTCTTTGGGTGCACAACAAGCGTGCCATACTCGTCAATAGCGACAGGTATGTCTATGGTTTCCCCGTTTGCTTCAAGAAGCATGGATTTGCCAATGCCTCGCTGGTCATAAATTTGTACTTCAGGCAACGCTTTTTTTACGCGATCAGCAACTGCCTCTGGGTTGCCTATTGAGTAATCGTATTTTTCTTGTGCACTCAAATCGTCTTGATATTGTTTTCGCGATCGGTCCATTTCCGCCCTAATGTCATCGTCGGTGACGGGCGTAATCAAATCGGTTCGAATTTTTTGCAAAACTCTTTGTGATTCGTCGACTTGTTGTTGAATTTTATCTACGTTTTCTTTTGCAAGACGCGATGTCTTTTCACCTGGGCCATGTTCCTCAGCGGTTTTTTCGTAAGTAGTTATTGCTTGGCCAAGATCAGTGTAGAGTTTACCCGCAGTTTTTTCGGCTTCTTCAAATTGAGTTGAATATTTTTCTTCGCGTTGATCTTGCAGAATCTTTCTTGTTTCTGCGTAGTCAGGCCCCTCATATACAGTCGGATCTTCATCTTTTGTAGTCTTGGGCCTACCTACCGGACGAGGCCGCCTAAATTCTCCATTTGGCGTGACATAGGCGGTACCGGAGGGCAGTGATCGTGACTGGTCGGAGTCGGTCAACACCGGCGCAGCAATCTGGCTGCCATCCGCTGTTGTGACCAGTACGGCTGGAAGTTCTTCGGTGAAGTTTGCAGACTTGTATACAAGTTCGCCGCTTTGCGGGTCGCGTGATACGCCGGGCTGAAAAGCCTCATTAGGCATGATTTCTGGCGCAGTCACCGATAGTTCGTCTTCGGTGAGAACCCGAGTTTCGCCATCTTTAAGTCCAATCGGCGTGCCAGACTCGATAAACGCTTTTTCTTCCCTGTATTCGCGTTCGGCACGTTCAAATGCTTCGGCATCTGTAAAAACTTCTTCGTCAGACTTGAGTTGTCGTGCACGCCGCAGAATTTCAGTTCTGTCTTTTTCCTCTTCTGCTTGCCTTTGTTTTTCTTCTGCTTCTGCATCCCGGATTCTTTTTTCTTCGGCTCGTTGCATCGCAGCAGATCCAGCAGAAATATCCTTGCTGGCCTCACTCGAATATCTTTGGATTAGGCTGATGGCCTCATCGCCAAGTTGCTCTTCGAGTTGTTGTCTTTGCTGGTCCGTAAGGGGCGTTCCGCCAGTAGCCCCAATGTTTTTCAACAACTGCCTTGCGGCGCGTCCAACTGCAGTTTGCCCGCCGTCTCTAGCCAACCCGGTAATAGCGTCAATTGGACTCTTTCCGGGATTCAATTGCTTGTAGGCGTCGATGAAATCTTGCTTGCTGAGGCTTTGTGCATCTGGCAAAGCCACGCCATTAGGCAAAGCGTAAACTGTAGTTGACGTTGCACCCTGCGTGAGTGGCCGGTCCAGTTGCACCGTTTGGCCAGTTTGATATCCGCCAGCAGCAGCGGCCTGAGCAGGTGTCATTCCTGCCGCAGCGTCTGTTGCCTGTGGGGTCGCAGGCTGCCCTGCGGGGGCTGCAGCGGGTGCAGGCGCTCCAGTTGCACTACCAGTCTGTCTAAAGTTCTTGGCCGCCTCAGGGCTTTCTAGGGCCGCTCTGGCCTCTGGGCTGCGTGGTGGCAATCCTCGCCGCTTGCGTGCCCGCTCCATCAATAGTTCTTGGACCCGTTTTTCGTCGTCTCGTTTTTGCTGCAGCCGCATCGCCCTTGATCCGGGTTCTTGCGGCCCAATAAAATCTGGACGCTCTTCTGCGGGCCGTGACATGTCCGCCTGTGGCTGATCTGGTTGGTCTGGCTGGACCGGCCCCATCATCTCTGGCTGTGGTGCAGATGTGGGCCGAATGTCTTGTTCAGTCGCCTGCCGAAACTCGGGTGCCCTCTCTACAGGAATAGAAAGGTTGGCTTCTTCGTTGGGAATCATGTCCCCAACTTCTGCCATGTATGCGGGTGTTGTGCCTTGTCGAATTCGGTCTTCGCGAGATGCTCTTGCAGAGCGTTCTTTTCTTAAGGCCGTACGCTCTCCAAGTTTTGCAAGTTCTTCTTGCTGCTTCTGCTTCTGTTGCTGATCTAGGGGTGTGGTGCCCCGCCTTCTTGCAATGACTGGATCGTTTCGGTATGTAGCAATATCTTCGTCTGTTAGGTCTTCGCCAGCCGCAGCCCTTCTCTTTACATCCAACGACGCAACGCCCGGCTGAGGCACACCTTTTTCTTGTGGCCCCACAAAATCCAACTGGTTTTCTGCCAATGGCCCAGTTGGCTGCTCTGGCTCACGCGGGCCAACCATTGGAACTATGTCCGGCGCTCGCCTTGGCTCATTGGCCATGTCGGCCAAAAGTTCAGGGCTTGGGTCAGGAATAACTGGCTGGGTTACGTTCGGTGCAACCAGTTCGTCTTCGCGTTCTTCGGGTTTCTTAGCCATTGATTGCCCTACGCAATGAGTCCATCAACGATAGTTTCGCTGCCATCATAAACAACTGGCAACCCATAGCCCAGTTCTGACATCGGGAAAAACCGATCAAATTCTTGGGCAAACTTGCCTTCGCCATTGTTAGTGATTTGGGCAGTAAAGAAGTCTTCGAAAGCAAAATCCGTTGCGCCGGGAATGATTTGGCAGGCAAGGCCGCCCGGCATTGGGCGGTGCATTTCTGCAAGGCACAAATCATCAATGTGCAATACGACGCCACTGTTGAAAGCGGTGTCGGTTTTGATTTCAATTCGAATGCCCTTAGAGGGCAGTGTTCGTGGGGTCATGCACACAAAAGTAATCAACGACCAGTTTGTGCCCAGTGATACGTTGTTGTGCGCAAGGGCTGTTTCCAACTTGCGGTTCGAGTCAGAGTTGTTCAGTGTTGCTGATCCGTCCCAAACCCTGACACGAAGATTGCCCTGTGTAGGGCTGGTGCCGCTGCGTTTCACTGCAAACGAAAGCGTGTAGAGCGTGTCCGGCTTCAACCGGCCAAGCGTACCACCGGATGAGTTTAGGTTTTGCGTAAGGGTTACCAGATCGGAGCCATCAGCGGTAATCTTCAACGCACTACCGCTGCGGTAACCAGAGGTGTCTTCGGTTACATCGCTACCTGCACTGCCTACGTCAATGGACCAGAAGTCCGGCACGTTGGACTGGAACGAATTGAAGTTAGAGTTCTTCAAGATGTTCTGTCCGACAGACGTGCCTTGTTCGTAGTCTGGGTTTACAGCGGTCAGCACATACCGCATGCCGCTACCCCTTGGCCAATCCTCGTCCAACTTGCCCTCTGCACGCTGGCCTTCGATTACAAATCTCTCTGCAGAACTAGAAACGTGTGCATTGCTGTCCTCGATACACCTTGCACGAACCAACTCTGTTTTTACACATGCACTGTGCGTGTTGGTGGGCGCATATACCTGCGACGCTAATGCCGAAAACACAGCGGTGCCATTGCCTTGGTTACCAGAACCGGCAGCGGTTGAAGCAATAGTAATAGTCGTGCCATCTACGTCTTGGTTCCCGTCTTGCATCTGCCTAACGAGTTCGCGAAGGGCCTGTTGGACTGACTTGTTTGGCAGGCCAGCCCCGCCACTTACAGCAATCAGTGCGTCATCCATCATTTCAATCAGTGTTTTTTCTGCGTCTTGCTGGATAACACGCTGCAGAGACATTGCGTCGTTTATGCGTGTTTCAAAGTTGGCAGACAGGTTGCCGACCATATCCATATCAGCATCTGAATACTGATTAATGATGTTGGCGTACTTTGTTCGCAACCCTGACTGGTTGCCACGCAAAGTTTCAGCCATAGCGAAAAGTTTGCCAAGCCTGCCAAAGAGTGTTGCAAAAGTAACGGCCATTGTTAGTTCTTTCTACTAGGAAGCAAGTTATTCAACGCGGCTCGACGTTTGCCGCAGTTGCATCCCCCGGTTTTTGTCCGGGTGACCTTTTGGTTTTTGTTTATGAAAACGACTGCCTTTTTCTTTTTTGCTGGCACGAGTTTGTCTAAACCCAACTTTTGGATTACTGCGTGCACTTTGTCGCCAAGCCCGCGTCCGGGGCCAAGGTATGCCATGCACGTTGCACAGTCCGATTTTATAGGATGCCCATCAACTCTTTTAACAAGACACCCCTGTACAACGTCAAGGTGCAGGCATTTTGACGCCAATTTTTTGTGACTGTTTTTTTGCATTAACTAAGCGCCCCTGATTGAGAATGAAACCAATTTTCTGCCTTTTGAAACTCGCAATTGTCTATGCAGCCGCTCGAAGATTGCGTGCAGGTTTCATTTATTCTTGCGCCGCCACCGCAATAATAAATACATTTGTCACCTGAAACACACTCGTCGTATTCGTCGCAATTAACATCAAAGTCTCCAACTTGTAGGCAGCCTGCATCGTTAACGCCGCTGCAATCACTTACCACTGCAGGGCGTGGCCACCAAGGACCGCCGGTAGCCCTTCCGCCAATGTGCACCAGTGTGCATTCTTGGCTGTTTTGTTCTGCCTCAACAACGTAGTAAGCCTCGCCGCGAACGTCATAGAAATTTGCAGGTCCATCGTTTGGGCCGCGATCTTCGCAGTCACATGCGTCGTCTTCGCAAGTGTCGTTGTTTTCTTTGGTTTCTTCGTAAGACCCGTTCCACTGTTCTGCATTTGGGCTCATGCTAACGCTTACTTTTAACACGCATTTTCCTGCTAAATTCTCGTATTGCAATCCGCATCGGCACAACTCAGGCAGTTGCGTGTTGCAAGAGTTGCCACACTCAAAGTCTTCATCAATAAAAATAAATCCTGCGCCAATTTGTGGGTTTCCGGTGTTAACAGAACGTGTTACCTGCATTCTCGTGTCAGCGTAACGGGACATTCTTGTGCTGCTTTGTCGCGTAGGGTCGCAGCCTTCGCTCGTGCACTGGCATCGGCCGCATGGGCAATTGCAATAGTTTAGGTCTTCGCTGGTGTACCGGACAAAACCGCTCTCTGCAATTAATTGCGTAGGTATCAGGCACATAGGGCTGTTGATTGCACCCAAGTCAACCAAAAAACTGCAGTTGCAATGAACGTTAGTTTGGTCTTCGACTAAGCGCCCGCCGGGCCCGCATGCAACAGGGAGGCATTGGCCAAAGTCTGTTCTTTCGTATCTACTAGCGCCGGTATAGTTAAAACTAAAATGCGCAATGCTTCCTTCTGGAAAAAAACAGTTGCAAGACGGGTAGCACGGGTTTGCATTATCGCAACAACAGGCGGCGTAAGTCGTCATCGAATTTCACGCCCATACACAACCATTGAAATTTTGTCTGCGGTAGCCGCAAACGCAGTCAGTTTGTCGCCAGATAAAAGGTAGATAGGGTCATCAATAACTACCGTTGTGTTTGCAGCAATTGAAACAGCCGAATACAAGTTGTAACTTGCACTACTCGTTTGGTTGAATGGAACATGCCGGATGGTTGTTGCAACACCCGAAGAATGTGCGTTAGCAATCCAAATAGAGTCGATTGCGAACTTTTGGCCTTGCTGTCCACTGACAACGGTGACTTCGTTTGTGGACAACAACTCGGAGTGAAATCTAGTAGCCACCTGTGTTCCCTCCGTCTTGGTTCATGATGTTGCTTGGTGGCGTGCCGCCATTTCTGCGTATTTCTTCAGCGACTGCTTGCAGGTTCTGCATGCGTTCGGCCAAATCCAACACGTCGCTGGTTGTCACGTCTGCGGTTCTTGAGTTTCTGTTTTCCGGCAAAAATCCGTCAAGGCCCTCGATGCATTGAACGTTTAGCCTTGGCTGGCCACTAGAAAAAATACAAACCTGTGGATTGCGTCCAATCATCACAGCGAGGACGCATGTATCCGTTTTTAGCCGCATGCCTGAAATGATTTCAGCAGTTTGCGGTTTAATGTTGGGATTGTTTTGGTTGCCGTAAATGTCAATGCCTTCTGCTGTTTCGCAGTTGTAAACATCCACTTTTTTAGGATCGTCGGCGTTCGGCAACAAAGAAAAGAAAATGCCTTGTGGATACCGCACCCCGTTGACCGCTGGTGGGTCTGGGCAGTTTCCGCCGGGCGTTTGTGCGACGGTGACTTCTTCAAGAGACTCTTCGTATGGAGTTCCTTCACCGTCAGCATCTTTGATCATGAAAAAGCCAATTTCCAGACCCTGTGTTTGTTTACGAACTTCTTCCATGACGATAGATCGCACACGGTTAAGGTCCGTAGCCATTTTGTTGAGGCGTTGGATTTCGGTAACCATGTCAGTGATCAGTTCTTTGAACTCATCATTAGCCAAAACCTTCAAGTCTGCTGGTGGTACAAGTGACATTTATCCTGTAATTCCTGTGTCTGGCACGTTTATAGCAATCCAGCGTGCTTCATTACCGGTTCCGTCCGCCTCTTGCCATTCAAGTATTTGCTTGTAAAACCCACTTCTGCGGTAGGTGTAATTAAGCGCGCCGTACCACCGAGTTGAGCCAGAATATGTATCTGTTGGTTGAATCGCTTTGAACTCTGCGCCTTCAAAACGGACACCATTTAGCGTAACGCCGCCAAGAGTGATTGACCCTATGTTGCCTACAGTATTCCCTAGATTTAGTTCGCTAGTGCTGATTGGATTAATAGTGGTAGAAAATGGCACTTGGATATTCAAAACAGGCAAGTTTGCCAACCAAGGACTTGGCTTATCGTTTCGATCAGTGTTGGTTCCTGCTGGGCCACCGGGCTTCACAAAATCTCTGCCCTGTCCGCCATACGGAAGTCCGTTTACATATTCTGTAGGCGTGCAATAAACTTCCATTGATTCATAAGCAACGCGTATGTTGTATTTTGTGGCTCCGCCTGCGGTACTGATTGGCGAAAACCGTTTACGAACATACTGCACAGAAACCAGCCATCGGTTGCTGCCAACCGACTGTGCTGTAATTTTGTCTGCAAGCAACGCTGCTTCATCTGGGTGTGATGCAGATGTAAGTGCAGAGGTAACAGTTGTAATGGCCTCGCCTCGGTCGTCGGCTTCTACAAGAAACTTCCGCAACGCAGAGTCTTGCTCGTAGTTTTGAAATGCAATTGTAAGTTGCGAACCCGAGATGTCACTTGCGAGGACTTGTGCCATTACGACAAACCTTGGTTGAGCGTGTTGGAAATTGTTTGCAGTTCAGCCAGCATCTCGGTCAACAATGCGTTGACTGTTTGAAGTTGGTTTGTGGTGTCCTCTGAAGCAAGTTGTGCTTCATTGATGGAGCCGGGGTCAATTTCAAACCCCTCCCCGCTTCCGCCTTGCGCGGAAGAGGACTCACCAAACTCTGGTGCTTCTGGATTGCCTTGCTCTTCTAGCAGCCGTGCAATACGTTCTAGTGCTTCTATTTCTTGTGATTGACTCATTTAGTACCTATGTGCCTACAACTTCGGTAATGCCCTCGCCGGTGTTTGCAACAATTGTTGCGCCGAATCCGCTGTGTATCTGGCCGATAACTTGGACTGGGACGCTTGGCCCCCCTCTTGTCCACTGTACGCGAACATCGGTTATAGCCATTCTAAATTTAAGACTGTGCGTTTTAGGAGAACTGTCGGTTTGCTCTTGGCCAATGCTAATAAAAACGTCCACATCTTCTGCAGGCAGGTTTGCAAAACCCAAATCCTTACCAGCAATTATGTACCCAGACATACGCACTGTGCCAGTTGTTCTTCCCTTGTGCCGCAAGCGAACCGCAGGGTAAGACGTGGTGCTGGGATCGTCATTACTGTCCAACGGTTCTGGAGTTGCGTCAATCATCGGCGTCTGGACATTCATGTCCATGCTGCTCAGTTTCATGGTAAAACTGGTAGCAGAATTTGCACTTATGTCAGAACCAACAACAGTGAGAATAGCCGATCCAGAAGTTGTGTTTGGATTCAGAATTGCCATTTAGTTTGTCTCATCGACAGGCAAGTCTGCGGTAACATTGTCTGTAACAACGCCTTGCACAGCAACGCCAACCAGACCTTGCAATCTGTTCCAATCAACAACGATGTTGCTGATCATCAACTTGAATTTGTAAACCCTGTCTGTGCCAGAAGTACCAGAGCCGAGTTTAAAGTGTGCGGTAACCGGATTGTCGCCGCTGGACAAATTCTCAATTCCAATATGGTCGCTTGCTAGCATGAACCCGCGAAAAGATACCTGACCCCGAACCTCGCCTGCATGGTCGTAGTGCGGGAGGGCATCTCCGTCACCGGTTGTGTCTGCAATGTTGGTGCTGAAGTTAAACTGCACAGCCTGCACCTTCATATAAATTTTGTTGCCAGCGTCGCCAATCGTTGAGCCAGACTCAAGGACAGCGGTACCGGCTGTTTGCGGTTTAAGCAGGTCAACCATAACTAGGCTCCGTCAACTATGGTTTACGGTCAACTCTGGGTGCCGACAACAACCCAGTTAGCGGTCACCGCAGAGTCGTTGTTGATGTACAACTTTCCATTCGTAACATCTACTGCAAGTGCACCCTTGCCAAAACCGGCGATGTCATCCGTGGGGACACCTTCAAAAATTCCAAGAAACTTGCCTTCGAAAGCAGTGCCGGTTTGTGTTTGTCCGAGTTCATACACGGCGTTGTGTGCAGACATTAATTACTCCGTTCAGGGATAAAGTACGTTTCTGTGTGTAACAGTTTGCATCCGCCTACGCGACGGAATTTGCGTGATGCGGTCAGAGTTGTCCGCGTTGTAACCAAAACCGTCAGGAAGCATGTTCCTGCGGTCAAATGAAATTGAGGCAGCAAGCCGCTCTTGATACCGGGCTTGCATCTTGCCGGGGTTATTAAATTCATCAACCATTTGCTCGGCAATAGTCAGGCACGAAGCAAGGATGGTTTCGCTATGCACCATGCCACCAAGCGGCACGTTGTTGTCATAAGAACTGCTACTGCTGTCGTCAGCAGGACTGTTCGGCATGACTGTGTAGGCAAAGTACAGATCGTAAATTTTGTCAGGAAACGGGAACAGGGTCAGTTTGTATCCCTGCGCAGAAGTCGTTTCGTTGGTTACGTCCGCTGGAATGATTGCTGCATATTCTGGAACATCCTTGCGAATGTCCCCCTGCGAACGCAACATCCTAATAGCAGACTCATTTACCAACTTTAGTGGCACATAGTTGTCGCCGTCCCGGTAGGTAAACGCACCTTTGATGCCACCAAAATCTGATGGAAGCGTGTATTCGTTGGCAATGATTTCGTAACTAGAAGCAGAAGTAATATTTGTTTCTAGTGCACGATCCAAGGAGATTGCAGCAGCGCCTCCACGGGCTGCTACTTCTCGTATTTCGTCGTTGGCGTGAAAAATTCTGCCTATCATCGCGTCTGTAAAAGTGGTTCCGCTTCCGGTCACGGCTACGCCATTCACGGTAACAGTACCCGTAGTGTATGGGGCTACGGTTGCGATAACGCCCTCGCCGCGTAGAAATGACCATTCGTGTGACGAACTTTCGTTAGGAAGTGGTGCAGGGTTGTAAAACTGACGAAGCCCACGTTCGATGCATACAAGCACATCGCCACGAGGCCCAGCAGAAAGTCCGTCGAAGCCTGTTTCTCGGCCATAACCAAGATATCGCTGCACTTCTTCTCGGAGGTCTTTGAATGTGTTTTGCAGTGTAGCCATTACTTGCGTTTAACCCCCTTGCCCTTGCGCCACTTGTTGTTGTCCCGCCCACGGTTGCCGTTTTTACCGACTACACGCAGGTTTGACTTTGCGTTGTTGCAAGGATTGCCGTCCTTGTGGTCAACATCTCGTGGGTCGCCAACCTTGAGGCCCATGATTTTACGAGCCTTGTTTCGGCAAGCACGCCGTTGAATATCAACCTTCGACGATTGGTACTTTTGATAGATTTTTTTGTAGTCGCGTTGGCTCATTGGAGTAGACAAACAAAAATACTACCGAGTTCAGCGCCGCCGCCTCGGTAGTGAGCAAGTTGCAATCCAGAAAACAAGCCACATGGAACAACTACAAAGCCGGGACCATTTTCAACGCCTTTGTGTGTGATATAAGCATCAGAGGCAAAAGAGCCAAAGGTATCGGCAGCAGTGCCAAGCTGTACCATTTCTGGTCCGGCGTAACCAGCAACACGGCAAGCCAGTCCCATAACTTCAGCGTCAGTAGTCGAAGCGGCGTCAGCCCAGTCGTTGACCCTGTTCCATTCAGTAGCAACCGAACAGCCCAGTGTTCCTGCTGGAACAGTAAGAGTGGCATCTCCGGTAGTCTGGATTTCGCCAAGTTTGCAATTGATTAGTGTGTTTTGGGTTTGCGATGATTCCCCGTCATACCATGTACCCCAAACTTCGCAATTTGATGATCCGCTTACACTGCCAAGCCCGATCAAACAATAACTAAACCCGTCAGTGTCAACGTAACGTTCTGCATCAACGCTAGTTGCAATTTCATTCACCGTGGTTACAGTAGTGCCAAGCGTTCTTTCGCCAAGGTTTTTCCATCCATGTACAATCATTGATTACCTCGACCTTCGGTTGTTTTCAACCCGTCCACGCGGGCTTTTGCGTGCGCCTTTCTTTGAACTCTTGAGTGGATGATTTTTTGTGGGCCTTTTTTTACTGCTACCACCACCACCAAGTCCGCCACCACCTTTAGGCATTTGTAGATTCCTTTATTTGTTCGACAAGTTCTTTGCCTTTAGCCATACCTGCGTTGTATGACTTTTCCTTTTCTTTGGCTACGGCTTTGCTTTCGCCGGGCCGCTTCATAAACAAACCGGTCGCCATTGTCAGGCCGGAAAACAAAAGTGCACCACCCGGAAAAGATCCGCTGGCTTCGCCAAGTGCACCCATGCCCATGCCGACGATGTTTTCAATCATGGCTACACGAGAGTTTGAGTCGTCAATGTTGCGTGCAAGCGTCTCGCTGTTGTTTTCAACCCAACTCTGCCACTGGGTCCAGATGTATTCTGAGTTGCCGATTGCTTCTCGATCACCAGAATCAATTGCGCCCTGCACTCCTTTAGGCACATTGAATTGGACTACTTTCTGTAGGTCGCAACCTTGGACCGACAAGGACACCAGCAAAACTACCGCTGCTGCGCCTCCAAAGTAGAAAGTCTTCTTGTTAATGTTCATTCTGCTTGCTCCAGCCGGTAGATGCGGCCCTTCAACTCAACGAGGACGCGGTCGTGTTCCCCGTCTTTTGTCACACCGGCAACCTGCGCCTTCACCAAATCATGCACAATGCTTTCCAATTCAGCCAAATTTTGCGTTGTTGTTGTGATGATTTGATCTTTTTTGCCGATTGTAGTAAACACTGCCGCTACGCCAAGCAATAGAATAACAACTTGGAGTCCGTGCAGCAATGTTTGTATGTGAAATTCTGTGCCGCCTTTATTCATCCTGATCTTCCTCTGGAACTTCCAGTTCTTGGTAAATGAATGTTTCGGTTTGGAAGGCGTGCTGAATCAAACTGTTGCACAAAAGTTCGTTCCCGTACTGGGCCACGAACGAGCGCGTCTTGTTTTGTCTAGTTGAACTTCCAATAACTACAATTGCGTCGCAACCAGATTCCTGCATGTCTGCAGCAAATCTGCCCAAAATTTCCTTTTGGACCTTACTCAGTCTTGGCTTGGACATCAGCGGGCCTCCAAGATTTCGTAGTCTATGCAATCCGCAGATCCTTTTAGGTAATGGAATACACGCAGCCAGTACGCGCCTTGAGGCTTCGGTGGACCCCCACGGTGGTTGTGCCATCCATCGCCACCTGAAAACTCGTCCTTGTACCCCGGAATGCGAACGTGTGTTTGCCGGTCAATATACGGCCTTCCGTTAGGACTGAGCCTAGAACGAGAAACAGGCATCACCCACGAGTCGTGGGTGTGGCCGCTGGCCACAATATGGGCGTCTGGGAGGTAGACGCCCATACGGTTGGTTTGGATCACCCCCCTAGTTACCGGCCCACCGCCTCCGTAGCCGTGATGATAATAAAGAACAAGACTTCCAGCAGATTGCTTTTTGGCCCTCATGGGCTTCAATCGGATATACCCGCAGTAAGCACCAACCACCGGGTTGCCGTTTTTGCTTCGGCCCAGTTGTTCCGCAAACCTTTCGGTTAAATCCGTTTCATGCCGTTTTAGAATAGAGGTCTCATGGTTGCCCGGAGACATGAAAAGCCAGTTTGATTTGTATGGATGGTAAAAATCAGTGGCTGTTTCTACGAGTGAATCCAGATACCTCCCTCGCTGGTGCTCTGGTCGGCATTGCGAGGTGTCTGATCTGAAGTCATATTTGCCTTGCATTGCGCAAAAAAGATCGCCAAAATCCAAGATTCCGGCGTCGCGCTCCAAGGCTTCATCAAGATGTTTTTTTTCAAATTCCCAGTTGGTGTGTGCGTTGTCGTGGTGTCGGTCACTCGACAACAGAAACCACTTTTCCCACCCTGCTCTAGGAACATCAAATGAGATTTCGTGACTATCTTTCGAGAAACTCGTGATTTTCATTTCTCGCCCCCCAAAAAAGAATCGCTGGCGGAGTAGAGGTGTGCCTCCGCCAGCGATCCTAATCAGAGATAGCGATTAAATAGTACCTTCTTCTTCGACTTCTTTCGCTGTAATCTTGACAAAAGTTGATTTATCTGGGCTTTTTTCTTGGTCGACGTACAGGTTTATGTGCTTTGGCGTATCGTCTGGAATGATTTTGTAGCCACGGATGGCATCAATCAATGGCTTGCACGCCCCGTACAGGTTGTCCTTGTCAAGTGCACGTTTTCTGTAACCGTAGAACCTTGTGATCTTCAGTTCGATCTTAGGTTCCAGTTCAATCATTTCTTCGCCGTAAGCCATGAGATGAACCTCGATGGCTTTCTTCCACCTACCTCGCTGGGCAAAGTGCATCCTGTACAGGCGGTTCGGGCTGATTAGGTCGAAGTCCGGGATTGTTGCGCTCCACGATTTTGGACACTTGGTCATACAAGTAATCTACCCTTCTTGCCATGGTCCAGTGATCAGGGATTTCTTCCATCATGGAAACCTGCTTCGCATTGGGTATTTTGCTCATGAAATCTGTGACAAAAACCAGTTTGTCGTCGTAGGTAATTTTGCTAGACATTGCGGGCCTTCCTTATTTTTTCAAGAACCTGATCACGAGTAACGCCGGATGCAACCCAATCCCTAGCATCTTTGCACCCGTCAGGCTCGATGATGACTGACCGGGGAAGGCTCTTTGCCAGCCGCCTAGCACCGATCCGGCCAGCGTCGTCGGCATCGGCAAGAATGGCAACTGGATTGTCTCTCACTAATTCCTTGACGAGCCGGTCACCCGAATTGCAACTGGCACGCCCGATCGCGTTGAAGTCAATATCAAGCATTGCTGCCGTGTCGGTTGGTCCTTCACAGATGAGGATTCCACGGGAGAGTGTGAAAGACGAGGGCACGAACAATCCCTGCTTACTTCCTTTGGCTGCAAACTTGCTTCCATTCTTTGCCCTAAATCGGATACCCAAAAACCGGTTTCCAGACCGCAACATAGGAAAGGCATAGGCGTGATTGGTCTTGGAAAAGCCAACCCGCATTTGGTCTAGGGATTTCGATGAAATGCCCAAATCGTCAGACAGAGATTCCAGCACATCTTTGTCCATCTGTCTACGGTATTTGTCAAAAATTACAGACAGGATTGAGTTGTGCTCCGGTAACGGTTTGGGTGCGGCCCTAAGTCTTGGCTTGGGGCTGGTGTCATCTCCAAACTTGTGCAGCCACCCAGAACCGTCGATGTACGCCACAGACCCCTTTTCCGCCCTCGGGCATATCGCAGCGCTTCCGTTGACGGCGATCAAACACCAATCAAACTTGTTGCACACTGGGCACGGTTTTTTTCTGCTTGCTCTGATCCACTCTGATTCCATTGCTATCTCCGATCAGTTGGTGGGCTTCCACCCATTTCTTGCTAGTTGGTCGAGAAGGCCCGACGCCTCCTTGAACGACATCTTTGATGTGTTGAAACCATACCTCTCCAAAACCTTTGCTTGCTTGAAAGAGCATCGGTTCTTCTTAATTCTCTTGATGAGTTCGTTGTGGAGCATTTTCTGCTCCTGCGGGGAATACTTTGCAGGGTCAATGCCTGCCCTTGTCAGCATCGCCATTTGATTGCCGCTCAATCCACCCTTCATCGGAACAAACTTAGCGGACTCCCTCTTGATCCCCAGCGTAGAGAACGGATCGGATTCACGGGTCTTGTAAGAAACCTTGTCGGCCTTGAATGTTGACCGCTTCCGTTTCTGTTTCTCCTCTTCCTCTTCGATTTCAACTTTGGCAATCTCGATGGCCTCGGCCACGTCGTTGGTAACGCCTTTGTCCACGATTTCATAGGCACGATCAAGCACGTCCTCAGGCTCATCGCCGCCGAGAATGTCGGGGGCGTGTATCAGCCGGTGCTGGCCGCTGTTGCCTGCGAAGTCGATGACGTGGCAATGGGGCTTGACGGATGACGCAATGGCCGAGACGCGATCCTCTGCGGTCGGCAGGCCATCGACGACACCGGGGGCCGGTCTGGTACCTCGCCCAACCATCTGCGCGTAAAGGCTACGGCTTTTGGTTGGCCTCGCCATGGCGACGCAGCCGACCCCCGGTACGTCGAAGCCCTCAGTCGCCACACCTACGTTGACGAGAATCTGAAGGCTGCCGTCCCGAAAACGGGAAACAACATCTCTCCTTCGGTCCGGTTCCATTTTCCCGGACACGAACCCAGCACTGGCAGGCTTGTACCGATCAAAAATCTCGGCCAGCCTTTCTGCCTGCCTCACTGAAGCTGCAAATACTAGCGTCTGTTCTTCGCCAATCAAGTCCAGTGTTGGAACGGCAACCCCGTGCAGAACTTTTTCAAACTCCATCAGGGCGGCAAGGTCGGTTTTGTTTAGGTCGCCAGCAGTGCTGCGAACATTGCTGAAGTCCAAGCCGTCAACAGAAACCACAGTGTTCTTGATCGGTGCAAGCCATCCATCTGCAACTGCCTGCTTGATGTTGTAATCGAATGCAACCGTTTCAAAAACAGATCCCAACGCCAACTTGTCGGAGCGATCCGGCGTAGCGGTGAAACCTAAAATTTTGCAGTTTCCGTTTTTTTTGTGGAACCAATTCAATACTCGTCTGTATGAGGTAGAAACTGCATGGTGAGCCTCGTCAACGATCACCAACGAAAACTCATCAGGATCAAAACGCTCGAATCTTCTTCCCTGATGAAGTTTGGCGTTCAAAGTTTGAACAGACGCAACAACTACCTTTGACTTCCCGAACGGTCCTTCGTTCGACCACAAGACCGATTGCTCGATCTCTGGTCTTGCTCCTGATGTCATCTCGATTTTCTCAGCGGCTTGCACCAAGAGTTCCTCTCGGTGTGCAATAACCATGCACCGCTTCGACGCCATCTTGGCGGCTTCCGCGAACAGGATGGTCTTGCCTGTTCCTGTCGGGGAAACCACCAAGGCCGACTTGTGCGAACGGAGGGCGTCGCATACCCCCCGAATCGCACGTTGTTGATAATCACGAAGTTGCAAGGCTGCTATCTCCAACTTCTATTCACTGGTCGCTTGCGATTTCTCTGGCCTTGGGAATCCAACCCAAACCATGGCAGTGCGCGCACCCGTTGCCGTTGCAATGCGGGCAAACTGCGTGCGGCTTTGCAAACTTGATTGATTCGGCCACGTCCCTGATCTTGATCGCCAATGGCTGGTAGGAAAGCCATCGGCCATCCGGTGTGTTGGACAGGGTTTGGAGAAGTTCCTTGGCCTGTCGCAGCATCGACACAACTTCATCGAACGGCTCGGAGAGCATGTCCACGTTGATCGTGCTGCCTACCTCCCGGTCAACGACCTCCTTCTCCTGCCGGGCCTTCTTGAGCAGTCCGCCCGTCACCTTCTTGCCGGACTCTTCGGCTGCCTCTTCGGCTCGATCCCAAACCTCCTTGGCTTCCGCTACATCCAAGCCTTCAAGGGCAAGAGATTGGTTTGGGTTCTCGACCGGCACGCCCGCCTCAACCATCTTTGCAGCATTGATACAGCGGTAGACATATTGTTTGGAGTATCCAAGCCGTTCCTTGCAGAACTGCTCGAAGGAGCCGAAGTCCATCTTCCAGTATTGGTTCTGGTAAATCTCAAGCAGGTAGATCAACTTTTCCTGTTCGCACTTGTGGATGCGATCAACCAAATACTCAACTCGCTCAAGAATTTCCCCTTCGGTTGCCGGTGCCATAGGCACTTCGGGCGGCTCGATTTTTGCCAGATCAGAATTCAATGTCGTCCTCGCTTTCTTCTACGGGTTCCATTTCTTTTTGCACGGTTGCAATAAGTTCTTCGAAGTGTGCGTCGTGAGCGTCAGGCCAATCGACCTTCTTCTGCTTGCAATCTCTAGCCCAGACCAAGATGTAGCCAAGAAAGATGTCGTCGCAGGTGCCATCGGTGGGCAGGCCAAGTTCGGAAAGCATCTTGACTACGGCACGCACGGTGTCGTCTCGATTCATGCCGGACCAGCCTTGGATCTCGTTGATCAACGCAACCCTGATCGGAACTTCCTTGGGTTCGCTGGGTTCGTCAACCACAGTTGACTCCTCTGGCTGCTCAGGAACGGCACGTTGGGCTGGTGGCGGGTTCCTGCTGGACGGGTCGTCGACCTCCAGTTCGCCGTGCTGCTCGACGTAGACCGGTGCAGCGCCCAATGCGTCGGGGCAGTGGGCACGGTATCCAGCACTGATGCAGCGAGCGAACAGCATCGCTTCGGGGTACTGCTTCCAAGTGAAGTTCTTGGTCAGGTTCGCCCGTTGCGCTTGTGCCATCGAAAACGAATGCTCACCCAAGGGATGTCGGCCAGATCCGTCGACTCGGAAAAACTGGATCTCGCACAGTTGATCCGTGTTGGTCCGCACTTCGTAGTCGTACTTGCCGCTTGCCTTGATCGCACTCGCCATCACGTTGGCGTGCATGTTGACCTTGCCTTGCCGCAGGTACAGACCAGTCACGCTGTCATAATCTGAAATGTTGAACCCTCGACCGATGATCAGCAAGGTTGCTGCTTGCTCTTCGGATTTCAGGTCTGGAAACATGCCTGACTGCACGAAATGCCGTGCTGTCTGCTCAATACTCATTGGGTAGTTCATCTCTTGCTCCTCTTCTTGTAGCCGGTTCGGGGTTGGGCCTTGGCTTTGGATCTGTCCTTGTGGTTCAGTTGTCGGCGTTCTCGGGCAACACCTAAAGTAAACCTCTTCCAAGCATGGTTCATTGGTTGCTATCTCCAATAGTTGCTGTGTCAAAACGTGTGCAGAATGCTTCTGCATCGCATATTCTACAGGATACCGGGTCAGGGTTCAAGGGGAAAACATCGTTTTCCACCATTTTTGCCCTCATTTTTAGTTCGGCCTTTATTAGGTGTTCTTGTGCGCTGTCATATTCGACGCGGTACAACACCGAACGCATGGGCCGAAGGTCGCCCTTGACGAACTCCTGTTCTTCGCCTTGGTCGTTGAATGCGGTTGTTCGGCGTGTGTACGGTTTGAGGCCGGGCAAGTGAATCCAAAATAGAACTGCGTCTTCACCATAGTCCATCCATTCAAACGCCTTGGGCCCGCACTTTAGGTAGCCCCATTTGGCCATCATGTAGTACAAGGCAAACTGCATGTTGCGGGCGAGGTACTGGTGCGAGGGGGATTGTTGCCTCCACTTCCAATCCATAACCAAAAGTTTCCCCTTGCCGTAACCAAACACGCCATTGGTGTCCCGAACAACTAGATCGAGGTGCGATGCGAATTTTATCTCGCCATCCTCGGTCGAAAGGCTGTATCGAGCGGGAACTTCCGTACCAAGCAATTCGCACTGATGAAAAAGATGAGCGAAACGGTCGCGGTAAAGATTCAGGCAATCCGTAACCTCTGCCAAGATGTCCAATCGGTTTTCTTCTACCGACTGGGTGAGCATGCGGTTTTCCTCTGCGAGTTGCTTCTGGATAAACGCAGCAGCAGAAACGGTCACGTTGGATGTGTCCTGATCGAATCCTTCTTGGTGCAGCAGTTCGCACGCCCGGCCAGCCACCAAGCCTCGGTACAAAGCCGTGGTTGCCTCGCCGTTCACTTCACCCATCAGCCGGTGGTATGTCTTACGCAGGCAGTCCGTCGTCAACTCGCTGCTGTGAATCTCCGCCAGTCTCATTGCTATCTCCTTGTCCAACAAAGTTGGTTCGCGAACCAACTTCAATACTTTCTTTGCTTGCAACGATGCCGTTAATTACACGGTCAATTTTTGCCACATACTCCAGTGTTGGTGACGACTTTCCATTCAGGACGTTGTACAGATGCGGAAGATTTACCCCTGCACAAAAAGCAACAGACCTTACCGAAATGCCGTACTTCTTCATTGCCAGTTTCCATGTTTGAGGCAGGTTTACAATGTCGATATTGTTCATAAATACTCCTTTGGGTGTTGCGCTGTCAT